CGAAACCTTTTCAAGCTTTTCCTGGTCAAGACCACAGAGCACACATCTCAGCACACTTAAACTTCATGTCAACGAACATGGTTAGAAATAATCCTATGGTTATGGCTGCGATACAAAAAAATATTTTAGAACACATCTCAATTATGGCAAATGAACAGGTGCAATTAGAGTTTAGAGAACAATTACAACAAGTTCAGATGATGCAACAGCAAGCTGCTATGAATCCGCAGGTCGCTGCACAGGTTCAAGCCTTAACACAAGAGATAGAAGCAAGAAAAGCTGTGTTGATTGCAGAGATGACTGAAGAATTTATGAAAGAAGAGAAGAAAATTACTTCTCAATTTGATTCTGACCCTCTATTAAAGTTAAAAGCAAGAGAAGTTGACCTTAGAGCGATGGAAAATGAACGTAAAAAGGTG